ATTGCATTTTTCAATATCATGAGAGCACATATAATTATGTGAGATTATATGTAAAGCTCATTATCCAGTATGGATAATATTATTTTTTTGAAATATCTGATTTGGTACGATTAGATGCGATTGAAACGATAGGAGCTTTTTTGTTCTTAATATGTCCTTCAAACCATTCAATAAAAGCTACTCTTGGATATAAAATTTTATCTCCTAATCTAAAATGAATTGGTCCTTGACTATTTAATCTCCATTTTTTTAAAGTATTAATTGGAATTTGAAAATCTTTCTCAATGTCATGATCTGTTGCAGTTTGCTTTTCTTTTTTCCAATCATCAAACATTATTTTCTACCTCTAATAATTTTCAATGGTTGATAAATTTTATTCATTACAGATTGCTCTTTTTCAAATAAATTTAATTTTTGTTTAGTCTCTTCACTTATTCTATTTGTAACTTCAGCAACTTTTGCCAATTGTATTCTTAATTCTTCTTCTAATTTTTTATGTTGATCTCTTATTTCTTTAGTAGCTTTTTCAACTTGTTCTTTTTGGATTTTTAAATTTAATTGTTCTATTTCAGATTTTAATTTTTCTTCTTCTCTAACAAGAGCTGCTTGAGGAATATTAAATTTTAATTTTGTTTTATCTACTACTGCTACTGGGTTTAATAAACTAATTACTGGAGCTATAAATTTTGGTCTAAAATTTTTTAAAATAAATTTATTTTTATAAACATCAACATAAGGATCTGGATTAATTAAATTACTTTCTCCTCTAACCTCTTCATATAATCCAAAATAATATCTTTCTTCTGTTGCATCAGTAAGCTCAGGTGGACCAAGTGGCTCTTCTACTCCAACAATACATAATTCATTTAAACATTCAGCATCTCTATCAGCAGCTCTATAATAAAAAGCAACTTTGTTATGGTACATAGATCCTCTTGCATCAATTTTAATTGCTTTAATATCTTCTCTATAAATATCTCTTGGAACTACAACTTTTTCTAAATTATTTTCAGCAGCATAAGAAAACAATCTGCCTGGCTTATAACTTTCTTCAAGTTCAGTAGATTTTAATAAATTAACTTTAGACCATACTGGAATAGAAATTTTATCAAACATTAGATCTACTGGATCACAATTTAATTTAGCTGCATATTCAATTGCAGTTTCTCTTGAGATCTCTCTTCCACCAGATACATGATGATATAATGATGGAGCTGCTACTCCACTTTGTTTTGCAAATTCTTTTGTGTTTAAATTTAATTCAAATAATTTTCTTTTTAATAATGATGATGGCGATGAGCTTGGTTTTTCATAATCAGTATTTGTCCAGGATTCTTTAAATTTTTTTTGTAATTGAGCTGCTTTAACTGTATTTTTTTTCTCAAGAATTTTATGTACTACTCTTTGATAAACTGCATCTTCTGGTCCAAATATAATTAATCTTTTTTGATCTTTATCTTCTTCTCCAGGTTTCTTTTTGTAAAGCAACATAACATCAGCTTTACCAACACCAAGTAATGACTGAGGAGCTAGTTTGATTATTTTAAAATCAACTAACTCGCTTACATTATTCCAATTACCATGTTTTTCTTCTTTATAAGGAAGTGCCATATACTCTTATATAATGGCTTTTTTCTAATAGTAAAGGCTATTATCCATAGTGGATAATATAATGCTTGACTATTTATCTGAGGAAATTAAGGCTTTTTTGATGCCTAGAAAACAGTATTTTGACCAATTAGTAACACCTTTTAGTTATTGGCATAGAAATCAGCATAATGGAGTGGCTTATACAGATCTGGATATGTGCTCAATGTGTCCAGCATGTGCAGCTCCTCTTTTCCTGGCAGATCATATCTACAATAAAGATAATCAATTTAGATCTAAATCAGAATGGCTTTATAGACCTTATAAGATCCTGGCTAAAGCAGCTAAAATTCCATTCTTCACAATTTGGTACACTGTTGACGAAAACACCGAAAACAGAGAAATCACTAAATTTCATGTTCGCAATAACCTCTCAGGAGCTCGTATATTAGAATTAGAGCCTGATTGGATGCTCCAGTACCTAGAATATAAAGTGGTCCAACACATTCCAGATTGCCAATCAAAAGATTACTTATTGAAGAGAGTTACAGATACTAACGAACACAATCAAAACTTTTTAAGGCAAGATAATTATGTCAAAATTTTACTTAACAGATCCGAACATTAATATTTTACCACTGACAGATCTTCAATTTAGGATCTATCAATATTTATGTGGTCAATACAATATTAAAAAAAAACAAGCATTTATTAGAATTGTAAATATAGGTGGACAGTTTCAATTAACAAAAGCTGAGGTCCAGGAAGAGCTTATTGCTCTATCTAAAATAAAACATTTAGATCTTCCATTAATTAGTATTGAAGAAAAAAATTACATTTCTTTTGATATGCCATCTCATAAAAAATTCCTGGAAAGCATTGGTTTTAAAAAGTTTTCTAACTATGGATGGAAAGTATTAAATGGTCATTTAAAAGAGATAAACACTAAAGAACTAAATAAAGAATATTTATATCCAAGATTGGACCAGTATGAATTAAGAGAGCAGCTTGAAGATTTGCCAACAGAAGATTTATCTAAAATAAAAAAAGATCAACTATTATATCCATGGGTGCTTAGAGATGTTATCAAAGATAGAGCATGAGGTAGATATTTATATAAGAGTTAGAAAGAATATTATTCTAACTTTAAATGATGCTGGTAGCTGTGAAAGATTTTTATCAAAGCCAAATAATAATAGAGTGCCTTCAATGTATCAGCTCCTGGAGGACCATGTTGGTTATGATAAAAAAGATTGGGGTTATCATATAGCTCCTAAATTAAAATTAAGAGCAACTCCTAGACAATTAACTAATTACTCAACAGCAATAGATCTGTTATTAATGATTGATGAAAGCATATCAGAAGATCCTACATTGATGAGAAAGATATTATGGTTAAGAGCAACTCGAAATAGTTATACTGCTATTGGAAAGTATTTAATCTATCATCGAACAACTATTAAACGAATGTATGATACTGTCCTGGATAAGCTAACAAACAAAATTATCAAGGAAAGCCTTGACATATACGACAAAAAATTTAGTTATTAATTATATCCTCAAAATAAAAATAAAAAAAATCACATATAGGAAAACATCATAGTTGAAAAGTTATCCTGGAGCTGTAAAATAAATAGTAACTGTTTTAAAAACAGAATAAGTAAGAACTGAATTTATATTTTCTTTTTCTCTTTTTTCTTTTTTCCTTCAATAAATATTAAGAATGAATTTCAAACAGTATGGTCAAGTGGAAAGATTTAAGATTGCAATGTGAAACATTAACCAAGCAAGGTAAAAGACCATGTAGAGCTCCTGGTCAACTTTGTAAGAATGGAAGAATAAGATGTAGAGTTCATGGAGCTGCATCTACTGGACCAAGATCTAAAGAAGGTAAAGCAAGATCTGCCAAGAATATAATTAACTATAATGACAAAAGAATTAGTAATAACAGAAAACTTGACAACTAAGATTTGCCAAGAATTGATGAATGGAGTTCCACTTGCTAGACTGGCAAGATCCAAGGATTATCCATCACTGACTAGAATTTATAAGCAGATCATGAAAGACAAAGGATTTGCCAACAAGATAACAGAGGCTAGAAAGTTTGGAGCTCAGACTTATATTGAGAAAGCAATGGATGAGCTTGAGACTGCTGACAACAGAAACATCATGGTTGTTAGAGAGAAAGTTCAATTAGCAAAATGGATCGCATCAAAGCTCATTCCAGTTTATGGAGATAAGCAAGAGATCAAGCAAGATACTAACATCACTATTCAATGGTCAACTAAAGATAATAATGTTGTTGATGTAACTCCTGATGTTGATGCTGTTGAGGTCGGTACTACTGAACTTAAACAAAGTTGATCTTTGCGTCATGAGGTTTGGAATTAATAATGAATAGAATAATTCACTATCCATTCACTAAGAGTTTAAATAAATAAAGTTAAATAACAAAGAGCAGTTGATCATTCATCAAAAGAAGTGAAATTCTGGCAGTAAAAAAAGGATTTTCTTTTGAGGTACTACACCACAAAAATTGGTGTGGCTCTCTTATACGATTAATTATAGGTCAAGCACAGACACAAACAGATGAACAAAGATAATAAGAAAAAGTTTTTACCTGAGAAATATAAAGATGTGTCTGCATATAGCTTTACGACATATAACAATGAGCTTGTTATTAGCTTTGATGGATTTGAAAACCAAAAGGATATTTTAGAATTTGCCGACTTTGTATTTGCTAAGATTAAAATGAGGTATTGGCATTCCGAAGGTGTACCTACATTTCATTAATGAAATTATATAAAGGCGATTGCCTAGATGTTTTGCCAACATTGGCAGACGAAAGCATTGATTTAATTATAACAAGTCCACCTTATGAAGATATTGCTGGAGCTGGTTATACATCCAATAATAAGGATGTACTGTTTTTAAAACTATATTCAGAATTTCTGGATAAAATATTTAAAGAATACAAAAGAATTTTAAAACCTAATGGACAGCTTTTTTTTAATATTAAAAGCAAGACATTAAAAAAGACTTTAAAAACTCCACACTGGATTGAGTTCACAGATGGATTTCAAAGTTTAATATATAAGAGCTTTATTATTTGGAAATACTCAGGATCTTTTGATAGCACAAAATCTAGGTTTCATTTAGATTATGAGATTGTTTATCATTTATCTAAAGGTAACGATATATATCTAAATCCAGATTGTGATATTCATGATCCTTTAAGCAGTGTTTGGTATATTCCTCATAGTATTAAAAAAGAGGATAGAGTTCATCCTACTCAAATGCCAATAGCTTTAGTTGACAGAATTTTAGATGTAGCCTCAAAGCCTGGAGATGTTGTTTTAGACAATTTTTTAGGAAGTGGAACAACTGGCTTAGCTTGTAAAAAAAGAGATTTAGATTTTATCGGTGTAGAGCTTAATGAAGATTATTTTGAATTAGCAAAAAATAGAATAAATGAAAATAACAATACCTTATACTCCGAGAAAGCAACAAGCCTATATCCATGAGAATATAGAAAAGTTTAGATATAGCTTACTCTGTTGTCATAGAAGATTTGGCAAAACTGTGATGTGTATTAATCATCTGATTAAAGAGGCTATGATGAATAAACATCATAATCCAAGGTATGCTTATATTGCTCCGACTTATGGTCAAGCAAAGAAAATAGCTTTTGATTATTTAAAATATTATACGAAAGAAATTCCAGGAACTAAGTATAACGAAAGTGAGCTTAGATGTGATTTTGTAAATGGAGCTAGGATAATGCTCTTATCTTCTGAAAATCCAGATAGTATTAGAGGAATTTATTTAGATGGCTGCATCATTGATGAGACTGCACAAATTAATCCAGTTCTGATTAATGAAGTGGTTACTCCAGCTTTATCTGATAGGAAAGGTTTTATGATTCTTGTTGGTACTCCAAAAGGAATGCAAAATCTATTTTACGATTATTATCAGAAAGCTCAGGCAGATCAGAAATGGTTTCTGTATGTAGCAAAAGCAAGTGAGACAAAGATTGTAGATGAGGAAGAGCTCCAGGCAGCTTTGACTGTGATGGGATCTCAAAAGTATTCTCAGGAATTTGAATGTTCTTTTATCGGCAATATTCAAGGATCTATATATGGCGACTTAATTGCCAGACTTGAAGATAAAAAGCAGATAACAAGATGTCCAATTGATCCTGGTTATCCAGTAAATGTAGCCTGGGATCTTGGTTATAACGATGCCACTGCTTTAATATTTTTTCAGCAAATCGGACACATGATCCACATTGTTGATTTTTACGAAAATACAAATGAGCCTCTGCCACATTATGCTCAGGTTATAAAAGAAAAAGATTATGTCATTGGTCAAAATTATGGACCACATGATTTAGAACAAACAGAATTTGGATCTGGCAAAACCAGACGAGAAGTAGCTTATCAACTTGGATTACGATTTAAAGTAGCTCCAAGAATGGCAATTGAAGATGGCATCCATGCAGTGAAGATGATACTGCCAAGATGTGTTATTGATGTCGATAACTGCTCTAAATTAATTAATGCACTTAGACATTATCATAGAAAATTCTCTGATAAGGAAAGAGTATATAAAATAAAACCAGTTCATGATTGGTCCTCACATGCTGCTGATGCTTTAAGAACTTTAGCAGTTGGATTAAATGAACATAAATTTAATAACACAACAAAACAACAAGAACACGAACTTAACTACAAGGTACTATAATTATGGGTGGTATATTCAAATCTCCAAAAATTCCAGCTCCTCCTCCATTGGTCATGCCAGAGCCAACAGAAACTCCTGACTATGAAGATGAGGCTAGAAGAGAAGAGGCAGCTGAAAAAGAAAGACAAAGGATGCTTAATAGAAAAGGCAGAAGATCTACAATTCTTACTGGTCAAGGTTTAACAGAAATTGAAGATGATGAGATTGAAAAGAAAACTTTATTAGGTGGCTAATGTTTAAAGCAATAAAAAAATTATTTAAAAAAAAACCAAAAGAAGAAGAAGTTGATCCTTTAGATCTTAAATTTGAAATATTAGAAGATATAACTTTTGAAAACGAAGTTGCGAAATCTAATGATGAGAAAGCAAAAGTTAAAGATACTAAAGAAACAAAATCTTCATTAACATTCGGAGAATAAATATGGGTGGTAACTCAAGTGGTGGTCAAGGTGGTGGCAGAACAGATGCTGGACCAAATAGAACGACAGCTTATAAAGCTGGTGTAGGTAATATAACTGAAAGTGGAAAGAAAACTAGAAGTTATAAATCTGATAGAGATGATGCTTTTAGAAATCGAGGAGCTACTAAAATTAAAAAAGGAGTTAGAACTCCATCAATGTTAGTTAATGCTGGAGTAGCAATTTTATCTAAACCATTACAAGCTGGATCAAAAGCTACTAGAGATTTTTTTACTGATAAAGTTCTAGGATCTAAAAATTTTAAAAATGTTTCTAAAACAGAATTTTTAAGTATGGATGCAGATAAGCAAGAAGAGATGTATGGAACTTATATATCTAATAGACAATCTGGAGCTGCTGATGCTTATGGAAATAAAATAAGCAATAGAGACAATCAAGGTGGAGGATCATACAAAGATCCAAATAAAGTTTTAAATCAGCCAAAAGTAGATAGTCAAATGGATAACTCAGGCATTAAGTCAGATGGAATTACAGCTAAAGGACCAACAACTGCTGAAATGTCCGAAGATGAAAATATGATTAATGTAAAGAGAAGAGGAAGAAAAGTAACTACCTTAACAAATTTAACTGGTGTTGAAGAAAAACCAACTTTAACTAAAAAGATTTTATTAGGAAATTAATGCAATCACAAAATTTTAGAGATTTAGCTCGTCAATTAAAAGACAACCTTTCTAGGCTACAAGAAAAGAGATCTAACTGGGAAAGCCATTGGCAAGAGGTTAGTGATTATATGTTACCTAGAAAAGCAGAGATAACAAAACAGAGAGCAAGAGGCGACAAGAGACACATACAAATATTTGACGCAACAGCCATACATGCTTTAGAACTGTTGGCAGCATCTTTGCATGGTATGCTGACGAGCTCTGCCAATAAATGGTTTTCTCTAAGGTTTAAAGAAACTGAATTGAATGACATGGATGAGGCGAAGGAGTGGTTAGAAAATTCTACTAGAAGAATGTACGATGCAATTGCTAAATCAAATTTTCAACAAGAAATCTTTGAATGTTATTTTGATTTAATTGCTTTTGGTACTGCATGTTTAATGATCGAAGAAGATCAGGAAGATACTCTACTCTTCTCTGCTAGACACATTAAAGAAATTTACATCCAGGAAAATAAAAAAGGATTTGTTGATACAGTTTATCGAAAATTTAAAATGCCATCCCAGGCAGTTATAGATAAATTTGGAATTGATAATGTTTCCAAAGATACTGTAACAACATTTAAAAAATCTCCTTTTGAAGATATTACTTTAGTTCATGTTGCTAGACCAAGAATTGATTATGATCCTAAGAAAAAGGATAAACAAAACATGCCAGTTCAAAGTATTTATTTTGAATTTGAAACTGGACATATAATTTCAATTGGTGGATTTAATGAAATGCCTTATGTCATTCCAAGGTATTTAAAAGCATCAACAGAAGTTTATGGAAGATCTCCAGGAATGAATGCTTTACCTGATGTTAAAGTTTTAAATAAAATGGTGGAACATTCATTAAAAGCTGCTGCTAAAATGATTGATCCTCCTCTATTAGTTCCTGATGATGGAATGTTAGCTCCGATAAGAATGTCTCCTGGATCTATTAATTTCTTTAGATCTGGATCAAGAGAAAGAATTGAGCCATTAAATATTAATGCTAATACAGCTGTTACTTTGAATAATGAAAATCAAAGAAGAGATGCTATTGCTAAAATGTTTCATGTTGATCAGTTATTAATTACTGAAAATAGAAACATGACAGCAACAGAAGTTTTACAAAGAAACGAAGAGAAGATGAGAATATTAGGACCAGTTCTTGGCAGACTACAATCCGAATTACTTTCTCCATTAATTATTAGAGTTTTCAATATGATGTTAAGACAAGGATTTTTTCAACCAGCTCCTGATATTTTATCTCAACAAGAATTAAATATTGAATATGTTTCTCCAATGGCTTTAGCTCAAAGAGGACAAGAATTACAAAGTTTAATGAGAGGATTAGAAATATTTGGATCTCTATCTCAAACTCTTCCAGTTATGGATTATGTTGATGATAATGGAATGGTAAAACAAATTATTGAAATTTTAGGATTACCAGCAAAAGTAATTAAATCAGATCAAGAAGTTGAACAGTTAAGAGCAGAAAGAGCTCAGGCTGAACAAGCTGCTATGCAGCAACAGCAAGAAATGGCTCAAGCTCAAATGGCAAAAGACGCAGCTCCAATGGCAAAAGTAATACAAGATGGATCACAATAAAGAAGTTGAAAAGAAATTAAAGCAACTACAATCAGATTACAAAATAGTTTTTGGAACTGATGAAGGAAAAAGAGTTTTAGACGACATCTCTAAAAGATGTCATGAGTTTAATACTACTCATGTTAAAGGCGATAGTCATGAATCTGCATTCTTTGAAGGACAAAGATCAATCATGGTTTTCATAAAAAGTATTTTAAAAATAAAATAACCAATAGGTAAAATAATGGAAAATCAGACAACTGAGCAAACTGCTCAATCTGAACAGCCAACAGATGTTGTTCAGAATACTGAGGCAACAGCTGAGGTTAAAGAGACTGTTCTTACAGAAGATCAGCCTCAAGTAAATTTTAAAGATAGTATTCCTGAACAATTCAGAGAAGAAAAATCTTTAGAAAATATTAATAGTATGGATGATCTTTTAAAAGGATATGTTCATGCACAAAAGTTAGTTGGGAGTAATAAAATTCCTATACCTAACAAACATTCAACAGATGAGGATTGGAATGAAGTATTTAAAAAATTGGGTGCTCCAGATACACCAGAAGGCTATCAATATAACTTCAAAGATCAAGAAGTGGATAGTCAGCAAGTATCAGAATTTAATAAAAAGGCACATCAATTAGGATTACTTCCTAAACAAGCTGAAGGTCTTATTAAATTTTATAATGAGATGAATGGTAACTTAGCTGCTACTCAAGAAGATCAAGCAGCTCAAGCTCAACTAACTACTGAGACAGAACTTAAAAAAGAATATGGACCTCAGTTTTCTAAAAGACTTGACCAGGCTAAGAAATTGGCAATAGGTACTTTAGGTCAAGATTTTTTAGAAAATACATATTTAAAAGATGGATCAAGATTAGGCGATAACTTAAATGTTATTAAAGCCTTCTCTTCTCTTGCAGATAAATTATCAGAAGATGAAATCATTAAAGGCGATGGATCTTCTTATATGACTGCTAAAGAGATCGAAAAAGAAATTGACGATCTAACTCAAGAAGGATCTCCATATTGGAATAAGACACATCCAAATCATCAAAAGAATATTGATGAAGTTCTTAAACTAAGAGAGATGCTAACTAAATAATGTTAGATGGTAAATTTGAGCCAAATGAAGATGTGCATCCAGATATTCAAATAAGATTAGAATGTTTGAGATTAGCAACTGAATTTGGACCAGAAAATGATCGAAGAGATCCAATACCAATTGCAGAAAAATATTATGATTGGTGTTTAAATAGAAATTCTCAGCGACAATCCAAAAGGATCGCTAAGAGTAAAGTCTAATTGCCGACTATAAAGGTAAAGAAAAGATCCGAGAAATCGGAAAATCAATTCGATAATTCACAATCAACCAATAAGTAAGAGGAGGATGATAATATGTCATCACAAATAACAACAGCATTCGTACAGCAGTATAGTTCTAATGTATCGATGTTGTCGCAACAAAAAGGCTCTCTTCTTAGAAAGGCTGTTGAAGTTGAAAGTGTAGTCGGAAAAAATAGTTTCTTTGACCAAGTTGGAAGTGCAACTGCTCAAAAGAGAACTTCAAGACATTCTGATACACCTCAAATGGATACACCTCATTCAAGAAGAAGAGTATCATTGGTAGATTACGAGTATGCTGATTTAATCGACAATCAAGATAAAATCAGAACTCTTATCGATCCAACATCATCATACGCACTAGCTGCTGCTTATGCTTTAGGTAGAGCTCAAGATGATGAAATAATCACTGCTGTTTCTGGAACAGCTTACTCAGGAGAAACTGGATCTACTTCAGTTGCTCTTCCAGTAGGACAAAAGATAACAGAAAGTGGCTCAGATGGATTAACTATCGCTAAACTTAGATCTGCAAAAGAGATCATGGATAGTGGTAATGTTGATCCTTCAATTCCTAGATGGATAGTTGTAGGACCAAAACAAATTACAAATTTGTTAGGAACTACTGAGGTTACTTCTAGCGATTTCAATAGTGTTAAAGCACTAGCGAATGGCGAAGTAAATTCATTCTTAGGATTTAACTTTATAGTCTCAAACAGATTAACAATCGCATCTTCTAAAAGATTATGTTTGGCTTGGGCTCAAGATGGTATGAAAATGGCACTTGGACAAGACATCATGACTAAGATCGATGAAAGATCTGACAAAGGCTATGCAACACAAGTCTATGTGTGTCAGTCAATCGGTGCAACTCGTCTCGAAGAAGAGAAAATTGTAACGATCCAGGCACATGAGGCATAACCAATAGGAGGATAATAGAAATATTATGGCAAGTGTTAAAGGTGTAAATATAACAAACATAGACGCAACTCCTGTTGTAAATGTAGATAGCGAGAATGCTGGTGGCAAACTTAGAGTGTTTCATGACACTTATGAGGCTGCATCATTAGCATCTGGCTCTGACATTACGATTGCAAGAATACCAGTTAATGCAACTATTCACGATGTTATTGTGAAAGCTGATGCGTTAGGTGGATCTTCTACATTGAAAGTTGGCGATTCAGGAGACGATGACAGATATTTAGCTGCTGTCGGAACTTGGAATGCTGCTGGTCAATGTCAATCAATGTTGGCTGGATCTACTGCTGCAAATACAGCTGTTGCTGGTCTAGGTTACAGAACAACTGCTAGTACAGACATAGTGATCACAACTGGGGGTGCAACAATCTCTGGTACGATTTACTGCTGGGTGTATTACACAGTTGAGTAATCAATAAATAAAATTGTGGTGGCGATGAAATATTCGCCATCGCATTTAAAAAAATTTAATGAAATATATTTTGGTTTTATATATGTGCAGCATGGCAACTGGTAAATGTCCAAGTAATTCAATTGCTGGTTATCAATTTAATACACATTATGATTGTGTTAATTCTGGTTATGCTGTTGCTCAAACAACATTTAGAAATTTATTAGAAATAGAAGATTGGGATCAAGATCATATAAATAAAAATAAAATAGTTATAAAATTTGAATGTAGAAAATTAGGAGAACAAACATAATGGCATCAACAGTGGACATCTGTAATTCAGCTCTAAATCTTTTAGGAGCATCAACAATCTCAGCATTAACTGACGACAGTAAAAATGCGAGATTATGCAATCAAAGATATGAGCCAGTAAGAAATAGAGTATTTAGATCTCATGCCTGGAATTGCTTACACAAAAGAGTTCAATTAGCTCAAAACAGTACAGCTCCAGTAGTAGAATATACTTATGCTTATTCTTTACCTTCAGATTGTTTAAGAGTTTTAAAGGTCCATAATGGAACGACAGATAGTATTGCATCATCAATAGATTACAAATTAGAAGGAAGAAATATTGTAACAGATGAAGGAACTGTTTATTTAATTTATATCGCTTTAATTACAGATCCTAACGAATACGATAGTTATCTTCAGGAAAGTATTTCACATCAGTTGGCAGCAGATATTGCTTATGCTGTAACTAATAACGCAACTCTAGCAAATAATTATATGACTAGAGCTGACGAAAGATTAAGAGAGGCAAGATTTATAGACGCAACAGAAAATTCTTTAGGAACAATTGAAAGTTCAGAGTTCACTGATGCAAGATTATAATGACAACTTCAGCATTTGATCCAAGATTAATAGAAAAATATTCTAAACCAAAATCGCTACTTCATTTTCAATGGGGAGATGACACAAAAGTTTATAGATATTGCTTAGTAGAAATCATAGACGAAAAAGATATTGATCCAACGACTAAATGTAAAAAAGAAGAACAAGGTTTAACGCAACAAGAAATTTTTAAAAAGATATGCCAAGAACAACACTAGCTTTAACTTCATTTGTATCAGGAGAATTTTCTGCAAAAATGGATGGCAGAACTGATTTTGAAAAATATAGTTCTGGAGTTAAAACTATGGAAAACTTTTTAGTGCATCCTCAAGGAGCTGCTACTAGAAGAATTGGAACTCAATTTATTTCTGAAGTTAAAACTTCTTCTGCTAAAACAAGATTAATACCATTTGAATTTTCAACTACTCAAACTTATGTTTTAGAATTTGGAAATACTTATATTAGATTTTATAAAGATAAAGGACAGATTGTAACTGGAGGATCAACTCCTTATGAAATTTCTTCTCCTTATTTAACTGCTGAACTATTTGACATCAAGTTTGCTCAATCAGCTGATGTTATGTATATCACACATCCTAATCATGAAGTGATGAAGTTAAGTAGAACTGGACATACAGCCTGGACACTTACTGAAATTGATTTTACTGATGGACCTTATTTAGCTCAAAACACATCAGCAACAACAATGTCTCCATCTGGAACTTCTGGATCAGTTACGATAACTGCAAGTACATCAACTTTTGCTGCAACTGATGTTGGAAGATTAATTACATTTAGCTCAGGAAGAGCAAAAATAACTGGTTATACTTCTGCAACTCAAGTTGCTGCTACAACTCAAGTTAATTTTTCTGGAACTGGAGCTGTAACAACTTGGAAGTTAGGAGCTTTCAGTAATACTACTGGACATCCTTCTTGTGTATCATTCTTTGAACAAAGATTAGTTTTTGCTGGAACTTTATCTGAGCCACAAACTTTATATTTCTCTAAAGCTGGAGATTATGAAAACATGACGACTGGAACTAATGCTGATGATGCTATGGTTTATACTATTGCCTCAAATCAGGTTAATGCCATTCGATACATGAAAGCAGTAAGAACTTTAGTTATTGGAACTACTGGAGGAGAATTTACAGTATCAGCTGATGGAACTAACGCATCGGTTACACCAACAAATGTAACGATTAAAAAACAAAGTTCTTTTGGAGCTGCAAATGTGGATGCTATTCCAGCTGGTAATGCAATTTTATTTTTACAAAAAGCAAAAAGAAAAATTAGAGAATTAGCTTATAACTTTGATAGTGATGGTTATGTTGCTCCAGATTTAACAATATTAAATGATACAGTTACAAAAACTGGAATTAATGAAATGTCATATCAACAAGAGCCAGATAGTATTATTTGGTGTGTTAGAGATGATGGTCAATTAGCTGGTTTAACTTATCAAAGATCTGAGAATGTAACTGCTTGGCATAGACACATTTTCGGAGGAGTTTTTGGATCTGGTAATGCAGTTTGTGAAAGTGTTGCAAGTATTTCTGGAACTTTAACTGAAGATGAAGTTTGGGTAATTGTTAAAAGAACAATTAATGGTGCTACAAAAAGATATGTAGAAGTTTTTTCTGATTTTGATTTTGACGAAACAACTTCAACAGATTTTAAATTTTTAGACAGCCACCTATCCTACTCTGGAGGATCTACTTCAACATTATCTGGATTGGCACATTTAGAAGGTCAAACAGTTTCTATCCTGGCTGATGGAGCTACTCATGCTACAAAAGTTGTAAGCTCAGGTGCAATAAGTTTAGATAGAGCATGTACTAAAGCATGTGTCGGTTTATCTTATGATAGTGTTTTGCAAACTATGAGAATTGAAGGAGGAGCTGCTGAAGGAACTTCTCAAGGAAAAACAAAAAGAATTTCAAAAGTTGTTTTAAGATTATTTGAAACAGTTGGTGTTAAAGTTGGACCATCTCTAACAACCTTAGAGACAATTCCATTTAGAACAACATCATCATTATTAAGTTCTCCAGTAGATACTTTATTAGCTGGAGATAAGGAAATAGAATTTAGAGACGATTATAACTCAGATGGATTTATATTTGTTAAACAAGATCAGCCTTTACCATGTTCTGTTTTAGCAATCTATCCAACTTTAGTTACATCGGATGGCTAATTATAAAATAATTCCATATTACAAAGAGCATGGAGACGAAATTATTGCTCTTGGTATGAATGATAAATTAATGGAGATTGATGCAAGTTTTACAGAAAATAGGCTCGATACTGCAATCGCTGGGATGTCATTTACTTTACTGGTCAATAATAATATTGTGTTGGCTGGTGGCATTATTCCTCTTTGGCATGGAGTGGCTGAAGGCTGGGTTATGTGCTCTCAAAGAGTATTTAACCACAAAATTAGAGCAGCTGCGTCAGTCAAGAAGAGATTAGATTATCTCTGTCTTAATAACAAAATTCGTAGATTACAAACAGCAGTTAAAGAAGAATTTTATACTGGTGTTAGATTTGCTGAATGGCTTGGATTAAAAAAAGAAGGTCTAATGAAATATTATGGATTAGACAAAACTAACTATTGGAGAATGGCAAAATATTATGAGTTTTATAGGTAACATAGCAGCTGCAAAAACAGCAAGTGCTTTAGGAAAATATAATCAGCAAAATTATTATCAACAAGCTGCATTACAAAGAAGAAAAACAGAGATTGCAAAAAATGCTTACGATCAGATTGATCGAAAAAGATTAGTTATCAATCAAGAAAAACAATACGATAGTTTATTTGTTAATCTACTTAACTCAGGTGCAGAATTAAGATTAGGAGATACTGGTTATGAAGTGTTGCTTGAAACTAAATATAATCAAATGACTGATCTTGCTATTGAAGATTTTAATTCTCAACAAGCATATTACGATGGAATTAATCAATCTTTATTATTAGAGAGCAAAGGTGTTGGCGAAAACTTTAAAGGTCAATTAACTGCTAGAGCTGAATATATGAAAGCAGTTGGATCTATGGCTGGAAATTATTATAGCTCAGGAAGTATTTTATCATCAGGTTAATATGGCAAATATAAAAATACCACAATCTACTGCTCAGGTTAAAGTTGGAGCTGCTACTCAAGTTGGAGCTCTTGCTCTTCCAATAACTCAATTATCTAATGTTGTTGGATCTGGCTATAAAGCTCTTGGAAAAGTTGTTGAAGATATACATAAAGAACAAGTAACAGCAGAAGATAATGCTCAGTTTCAAGATATTGTAAAAAAAGCTGCTGTTGATATTGAAAGAATAAGCACAGCTGCATCAAGAGGAACTGATGTAAAATTAGCAGTAGATACATTTGAAAAATTAACTAAGCCTGAGAAATGGAATGAATTAACAAATGGCAAAAGAAAGAAAGTTAAAACAAAATTTAATCAATGGTTAAATAAAACTAAATTAGCAGAATATGTTTCAATAACAAAAACTGTAACTGGCAATCATGTTAAGCATGTTAAAGTTTCAAACAATACATACTTAGATGATTTAACTTTAAAAGCATCAAGTACAAATGTTGAAAGATCTGTTAATGCTCTTAATGAATTAAATGGATGGTTTGAAGATCCAGCAAATAGTATTCCTTACGATATTGATGAGTGGGAAAAATTAAAAGAAGAAAAATTAAATCAAGCTCAAAAACTTGCATATCAATTTGGTGCTAAAAACAATCCTGATTGGACACTTGCAAACAGAAAAGAAATTGAAAAAGTTGTTGGTCCTGAAGAGACTGAAAAACTTGTTGAAACAGCTAAGTTAAAAATTGCATCAAATGTAAATGCTGAGGACCAGGCTGATGAGGCAGATATAAAAAATAGACAAGATTATAAAATAGGTAACTTTACTGAATTTCTTATTAGAATAAAAGATCAAGAGGATGTTCCAAGTTTAGATGTCATTAATGATTTTTGGAAAGAAGATAAATTGAATACACCTCAATATGAGGCTTTAATTAAATTTTATGCTAATCCAAAATTTACTGGTAGCGATGATATTTATGATTTAATTAATGAGCAAGTATTCTTAGCTGATACTGCTGAAGAAAAAGATGCTTTACAAAGAAGATTAAATTTATCTCCAGATTATTTAATAGGATTAGGTATTAAAGATATATCTGCAATTTCTGGACTTATTGAAAAATCTAAAGACCGACAAGTATTTCAAGATATGAAATATTATAAAACTGTTTTAGATGATACTTTAGGAAAATTAGATGAAGGAGGATTTATTTCTTTATCTAATTCAGAAGATCCTAAGAAAGATAAAAAATTAAGAACAAAAGCTCAAAGATTATATAACGAAGGTTTAGATAATAACTTATCTCCAGAAGATGCGTTTATGAGAGTTGTTAAAGGTTTCTTATTACATGAAAACAGAATGCCAGTTATTTATGACATTGCAGCAATAACTTCTATTGCAACACCTGAGCCTTCTGATGCTGACAAAAAAGGAAAACCAGAAGATGTGTTTGATGGCTGGAGAACAAAAGCCATGGATGAATATAAAAAAGGCAATATTGGTTTTGATGAATTGTTAAATGATTTAGATGGATTAGATACTATGCAAGATCTTTTTAACATCAGAAAAAGAGCAGAAAAACATATTAAAGGTTTTGATGCCTGGAGCTCTAACAACAGCACAACATCAGGTGCATCAGGAGATTTAGGATAATGGCTAAAGAAAAATTTACAGAACAGCAATACGAAGAGTTTGATTATATTACTGACTTCTATATGCCGATTAAAGAAGTTGAAGATAAATATAACTCTCCACATTTAAAAAGATTAAGAGATGCTAAAATTGATACTCATGAATATTTAGGTTTAGAAAAAGTTGAAGGTGTTGGAGAAATAAAAAAGATTGAAGATAAAACAGAATTAGCTGAGGCAAAGAAAACTATTGGTCAACATTTAATAGATTTTGCAAAAGATCTTCCAGAAGGAACAGTAACAGAATTAGGAGAGGCTGGAGCTAATGTTTTAAATAATGTTGTTCAGCTATTTGGTTTTGGATCTAATATGATTTTTAAAGGATCTGATAAAGGACAATTTATTTCTGATGCAACAACAGAATTTGCTCAAGGTTATAATAAAGGAACAGAAGAATTTATTGCCAAACTAAATAAGTATAAAGAAGAAAACGATGTTAATGGAGCATCAGAATTTGTTGGAGAAATAGGAATTGATATTGGAGCATACTTTCCAATTAATAAAATGTTAAAGAAAGCTGGTATTCCAGATAAAGTCTCTACTCCACTTGCTTTTGGTTTAGCCTGGGGATTTACTGGAGGAGATGCTGAGGCTGAAAAAGGAATGTTCATCGACAGTGAAGTGATCCATGGAGTAAATGACATTTTAGGAGTTTTAGAAGATACACCAGAAAGTGAAGTTGCAGAATTAGTTGGTAATACTTTTGAAGGAACTATTTGGGGAGTTGCTGGAGATCAATTAATTAGAGTATTTAAAATTATAAAAAATAATGTTCCAGCTTTTATTAATCCTCAAACAGCGACAACAATGGGAGGAACTGCTATTGCAACAGAAGGAGCAATAAGAGTTCAAGAAAACGCAGAAGAAAATTTGAATGTTGAAAATCAGAATTTAGACGAGGAAAAAAAAACTCTAAATTTTGACGATCAAAGCAATAATAAAACAATGATGGAAATGTTTTATGGCTTAGATAAAACACAACAAGAAAAAATTTCAGCAGCTACTGGTTATCCAGTGGACCAAATTAAACAAGCTGGATTTCTTGATACAGTTGTTAAAGAAGGTGCAAAAAAGTTAGGTCCAGTTTTTAAATCTATTGTAAGAGAGACAGCAGAAAAATTGCCAAACAAAGGAACTGGAGAACAAATGTTTAACCAGTTAAAAAATACTCCTGGAGTTAAATCTTCAGAATTAAAATGGACTGGTCTTGATGAATTTCTTAAAGGCAAAAAAAGTGTAACTAAACAAGAAGTACAAGATTTTCTTAAAAATAATTCAGTAGATGTATCTGAAGTAAAATTTGGTGGACCACAAAGAGAATTATTACAAGATACAGTTAAAAGAAAAAATGCTTTTGAGGAAAAATGGTTAAATAATCAAGAATTAAAAAGAGGTACAAAATATAGAAGTGAAACTGATAGAAATTTTGAACTTAGACAAGAAAGTCTTGATTATGATAATTATGAAGTTTTAGACAATGCTGATGGAACTTATTTAAGAATACCTTTTGATATGATGGCAACTTATTTTGGCGATGATTTTGCTAAAGGAGTTATAAAACCTAATAAAGTATTTAAAGGACCTGAAGGTCAAAATTTTCAAATATCTGCTTTAGAATTAGAAAAATGGAATATTGAAAATGAGATAAGAAATTTTAATAAAAGTGGAGGTACACCTAAATTTAATAGACCAGATTTAGTTGAGCCAGGTGGAGAAGATTATACCGAGTTAGTATTTAAAGTTAAAAAAGGTGGAATGGATATTGGTATTCCAACAGAAGTTAGAGGTAATAAATTATTAGAAACTAAAAAAGGTGTTTTCTCTACTACTGATACTAGAGAGATGAATAAGTCAAATTGGATGACTACAACACCTTATAAAAATCCAGCTCACATGGACACTAAATCAGAGATAGCTCATGTAAGATTTAAAACCAGAAATCTAAATGATATGAAAGTTTTAACAGTTGAAGAAATGCAATCAGATTTTGCAACAGCTGTAAGAAAAGGTCAAATGGATATGCCAGGATTAGATGATCTTGAAAAGCAAGTAGTTCAAGATTTTCCATTTAAAAATACTTGGTATGAAATGACAGTTAAAAGATTAATTAGATATGCTGCTGATAATGGATTTGATGCAGTTGCTATACCTAAAGGATCTGTCATTCAAGATAGGTATCAACTAACAAAAAAAATAGATGACTTTGATATTGGCTCATTTGATCTAGCAAGAAAAGAAGTTGGATTAGAGGCAACAGATCGAAAAGGAATGTTACAAATATCTGAAGTATTTTCTTTTGATAAAGTTGAAAAAGAATTTGGTAAAGAAGTATTAGATAGAATTATTGCTAAAGGTAAAAAGATTAACTGGGCAGAAGTTGCAGAGCCTGGAGGAATAGATACTAGAGTTCTATTACCAAAAACTATTGAGTATGGTGGAGAAGGTAAAACACAATTATACAATGTAGCAATTCCTAAGTTTATGAAAAAGTATGGCAAGAAATGGAATGCTAAAGTTTATGATGATAATATTAAACAAGGACCAACTGTTGCTATGGATAGTATAAGTACCAAAAAAAGAAAGTTTGGTTTTGATATACCAGTTACAATAATTAAACTTACACCAGAAATGAAAAAAGCTGTTCAAACAGATGGACAAGCTCTATTCAGTATCTTTGGATTAGGTGGTGTTGGAGCATCTGTAATATCGGATAGTATAAAAAACAATAATATTTCACAAACGACAAATTAATAGTAATAAACAAGTATCTTAAAATATTTGTTTTTTTAAAACAATAGGATTTCATTATATATGTCAACATTAGCAAAGGAAGGAACTAAGCAACTTTTAAGAACAGTAGATGATTTAATCTTAAAGAATAAAGGTCTTAAAAATCCTGAAAAATTATTAAAGAAAAAAAAAGATTTACAAGTTGGCGATGAGACTATTGCTGTTGGACCAGGAACAACACAAACAAAAGTTGGTATAAAACAAAAAGTAAAAGTTCCAGAAGTTCCAAAAGAAACAATAGAAGAATTTTTAACTAGCTTTAACAATAATACTATTCCAAAAAAAATACTTGCTGATTTTAATATAGATAAAATCACAAATAACGATGACATCTTTAAGATGATCAATGGAATAGCAAAAGGATTTAAAACTTCTGAAGTTGTTAAACAAACTAGAGGTGCTAGAAAGCATGGCACAACTAAAGCTGCTGGAACAAAGTTATCTAAAGACAATGATTTTCTTTTAGAAGTTTTAGGAACAAAGCCTGGTAAAATGTATAATGCCGATCAGATTTATGGCATAAGACAATTACTTGAGGCTGGTGCTGCTAGAACAAGATACTTGGCTGAAAAACTAAATACAGTTGGAGCAGATAGTTCTGAAGTTGCTTTAAAATTTAGACAGCATTACGCACTAATGGCTCAAATTCAGAAAGTCTTATTAGGTGTAAAAACAGAAACTGGAAGAGCTTTAAACCAATTTAAAATTCCATCTAATGCTAGTAAAAAATATTCTTTTTTAGGTGGCAATATAGATGAGGTAAATAAAAGAGAATTATTACTTGAGATTGGTGGATTTGATGAAGTTAAAAAAGTTGCTGAATTAGTTATTAGAACTCAAGACAATACACAATTATTAAAAGCAGTTGAAAAAACTGGTTTAAGAGAATTTTCAATTAAAACTTCAGATGCTATTGCAGAAAGTTTTATAAATGTAATTTTATCTAATCCATTAACTCATGTAAGAAATGGTTTAGGAAACTGGATCTCTCAAGCAATGGTCCAGGCTGAAAAAAAATACGCAGCTACTTTTTTTAAAAAATTAGGAGCAGAAGGAACTGGAACTAATTACATGGCAGCTCATTCTGATATTGCGAGAGCCTGGGGAAAACACATGGCAGCTAAAGAAATTATGTCTGCGATGGCTGATGTATATAAAATAAGTGGATCTAAAATTGAAAGCAAATTAGGTAAAGTTACAGCTCAAAATTTTAATATAAAAAACAAAACTCTTGGTGGAGCTTTTGATTTATTCGGCAAAGGAATAACTTTAAATAATTATCCGACTAAATGGTTAAAGACAGCTGATGATTATTTTAAGAATAGAGAATTTAGAGCAGAGCTTTATGAGTTAGCTTTTAATGATGGAATGGAAATGTTTAATAAAGGATTAATTCAAAGTGAAGATGATCTTGCTTTATACATTGCATCAAAAGTTGCTCATCCAACAAAAGAATTTACTGATCTTGCAGTTAAACAAGCTAGGTATGTAACTTTTCAAACTCCTTTAAAAGATCGACAAGATATTTTTAGAGTTGGAAATGTTGCTCAACAATTTAAAAATACAACAGCTAATGCTGGACCTTTTTCTTGGCTGACTAATTATTATTTGCCATTTGTTCAAACTCCAACAAACATCGCTGGATTTGTTGCAGAGAGAACTCCAATATTAGCAAAAAGATTAACAGCTTATAATACTGAGATTGCTGCTGGTGGAAAAAGAGCTGCTATTGCAAAAGCAAAATTACAGCTTGGCTCAATGTTTTATATGGCAACAGCTCCTCTTGGATATTATGGAGTTGGAAGAGATAAAGTGGAAGGAGCTTTAGGTGTTGAACTTCCAAGAACAAGAGGATCAGATATTAGAGGTGGAAGATCAAAATTAACTGGTGGAAAAAATTTATTACAAAAGACAATTAAAGCTCAACCAATGCAAATTGAGTTACCTCTTGGAAATGGTAAATTTCAAAAAATAAGTTTTAGAAGTTTTGATCCAGTTGCTCAAATGTTTGCTAACTCTGCAAATGCTGGACAGTTTTTATCTTTAATGGAAGGATCTATCCAAAATAATTTAGATCCAGAAGATCCACAATATGCACAATTAGCAAATGATATGTTGCATTATACAGTTGCCTTAACTTTTTCAATTGGAGAAAATATATCTAATTCTACAATGTTAGCTGGTGCTGGAAAGATGGTTAATGATAGTAGAAAAATTATTAATGGAACAATTGCTGGTAATCCTGGAAAAGCATTTAAAGAAGTTGGATCAGAAATGGCAAGTTCTTATGTTCCAACAGTAGCAAAAGAAGTTGGTAAATTATTTAACGATGATAGCCAAAAGTTAATAACAGAATTTAACGAATATTTTAAAAAGAATATTGCAGAAAGTGATCTTTGGTACGATTACGATATGCGAGGCAGAAAATACGATAAGTTTAATTACTTTAATCAATTTGAAAGAGATGCAATTGATGATGAATTAGAGAAAGTTTTTCCTCAAATTATGCCAGTGAAGAATTATATTAGAGTTGGTTATGGTAATAAGAAATTAGGATTAGAGGTTTCTGTTCCATTAAATTCTTTAGAAAAAAGTTTTGTTAGAAAAAATGCTGGATTAATTTTTGACAACAATATGAAGAAGTTAATGAATGATCCAAGTTATACTAATGATGAAAGACAATTTATAAAAGAAAATTTAATTAAAGTAAATTGGAATAGTGCCAAATCTGCTGCTTTTGAAGAACTTAAAAAAAACACAAACAGAACTATCACAAATAAAGATGGAGAAGAAATAACAGTTAATTTTGGAATGGACCTTACAAGTAGAGCAACAGAATTAGCATTAAAAGAAATACAAAATTCTCAAAGAGGATTTGTAAATGAGGAGCAATAAATAATAAATGACAATATCAACTACAATAATTAAAAACAGTTATTCTGGAAATGGCTCAACAACAGCCTTTACTTATAATTTTAAAATTACTGATGAAGATGACATCCAGGTAATAATAAGATCAGCTGCTGGAACTGAAACAGTAAAAACAAAAACTTCTCATTATGTAGTCGGAGGAGTTGGCAGCAATTCTGGAACTGTAACTTTTCAATCTGGTCATATACCAGCATCTGGAGAAACAGTTGTATTAAGAAGATCTACTCCTAAAACTCAGACTATGGATCTAATCGATAATGATCCTATGAGTGCCGACACAATTGAAACAGCACATGATAAAGCTATGGCTGTTACGCAAGAGCTGCAAGAACAAATTGATAGATCTTTAAAATTATCAAGAACGAACACAATGACATCAACTGAATTTACAGTTGCTGCAACTGATCGAGCAAACAAAATTTTAGCTTTTGATAGTTCTGGAGAAATTGCTGTTACTCAGGAACTTGGAACTTTTAAAGGTAACTGGGCTGCATCTACTGCTTATGTAATTAGAGATATAATTAAAGATACAAATAATAATAATATTTATATTTGTGTAACTGCTCACACTTCATCTGGAGCTGTTCCAATCAGTTCAAATACTGATGTTGCAAAATGGTCCTTATTAGTTGATGCTGCATCAGCCTCTACTTCTCAAACTGCTGCTGCCTCTTCTGCAACTGCTGCTGCAAGTTCAGCGACAGCTGCTGCATCATCGGCATCGACTGCAACGACTAAAGCATCCGAGGCTACTACTGCCAAGACTGCTGCTGAAACAGCTAAGACTGCTGCCGAGACTGCAAAAACTGCTGCTGAGACAGCTAAGACTGCTGCTGAAACTGCACTTGATACTTTTGATGACAGATTTTTAGGAGCTAAGTCTAGCAATCCAACAGTTGATAATGATGGTAACGCACTTATAGATGGAGCATTATATTTTGATACGACTAATGATATAATGAAGGTTTATAACCTGGCTAACACTACTTGGTATCAATTAACTTTAACTACAAGTAATCAAAATAATGTTAATACTGTTGCTGGTCAGATTTCGCCAACAAATAATATTTCAACAGTTGCTGGAGCAAATTCAAATATTTCGACTGTTGCTGGACAAATATCTCCAACAAATAATATTGCGACACTAGCTGGAATTTCTGGATTATCATCTTTAGCTGCTGCTCATGCTGCTGTTTCAAATGTATCAAGCAATTTATCAGCTGTTCAAAATTTTGCTGATGTTTATAGAATTGCATCATCAGCTCCAGTATCAAGTTTAAATGTCGGAGATCTTTATTTTGATACTTCTGCTAACGAATTAAAAGTTTATAAATCATCTGGCTGGGCTGCTGCTGGTTCTACAGTTAATGGAACATCTGCTAGATTTATTTATAATATTACTGGAACTCCAACTACTTTAACTGGTGCATCTGGAACTGGCTATGCTGAGGCATCAAGTTCAGTTCTTGCTTATGATGCTGGATTTGTGGATGTGTTCCATAATGGAGTAAAGATGGTTTTAGGAACTGATGTTACTGCAACATCTGGAACTTCTTTAGTCTTTGCATCAGCTTTAGCAAATGGCGATGTGGTGGATGTAGTTGCTTATGGAACTTTTAATGTAGCAGCAGTAGCTGGTTCAGCAATTAATTCAGGAACAATTAGTGAGGCAAGATTACCAGCATCTGCTTTAGGAGCAGTATGGGAAAGTAAATCAGCAGATTTTACAGCTGCGGCAAGGAAAAATTACTTTTGTGATACTTCAAGTAATGATATTGATGTTACTTTACCATCAGGAACTATTGGAGATGAAATTCATTTCTTAGATGTTTCAGGTACATTTGACACAAACGATTTAACAATTCTAAATGGTTCAAGCAAAATTCAAGGAGCATCAGCAAACTTAGATGTTTCTACTGAAAGAGCTGGATTTACTTTAGTTTATTATAACTCAACTCAAGGATGGTTATTAAAGGATAAATAATTATGACAACATATAAATCAGCAAAATATAATATTAGTGGTGCAGACTTAACCGCTTTAAATGCAACAGAAATAACATCAGGTACTTTACCTGATGCTCGTTTAAGTAATCAAGCTAAAGTAATTAAAGGAACATCTGCTCCAGGTTCTCCACAAGCTGGAGATTTATGGTTTGATACAAATACTGGAATTAATCTTTTAAAAGTTTATAATGGTTCTGTTAGTTCTTGGGTTGCAACCAATGTAACAGCTCCTATTATTACAAGCACTACTGGGATAGAGAGTGGTGGTGCATCAAATATAACTTTAACTGGTTCTGCTTTTGGTACTGCTCAAGGAGTTATGTCATTTACTCCATCTGGTGGAAGTGCATCTACAGTTAATGCAACTCCAACATCCGACACATCTGTTACTGCGGCTGTACCAGCGGCTATTTATGGTCAATCTGCTGGAACAGTTATCGCTGTTACTTTTCAAAATAATGCTGGTTTAACATCTGGTGCAACTAATATTACTACTACAGAAACAACTGGTGGAACAATAGTTACATCTGGTGGATATAAATATCATACATTCACATCATCTGGAAATTTTATTTTAGGTGGCACAAAAAATGTTGAATATTTAATAATTGCTGGAGGAGGTTCTGCTGGTTCTTATGCTGGTGGAGGTGGTGCTGGTGGAGTTTTATCTGGTACTAAAAGTAGTTTATCTGCCGCAACTTATGCTATTGTTGTTGGTGCTGGTGGAACTAACTCTACTGGTACTAGTTCTGGCTCACAATCTGTCGGTGCTGATGGAAGTAACTCAACTGGATTAAGCGAAACTGCTATCGGTGGCGGTGGTGGTGGAGATGGTTCAAATGATGGTCGAGCTGGTGGTTCTGGTGGTGGCGGTACTTACGCATCTGATTCAGATGGAGGTGCTGGTACATCTGGTCAAGGAAATGCTGGAGGTAATACTAGCATTGGTAGAGGTAATCCATACGCATCTGGTGGTGGAGGTGGTAAAGGTAGTGTTGGAGGAAATTCATCATCTGACACAAATGCTGGTGCTGGTGGAGATGGAACAAACTCTTTTTCTACTTGGGCAACTGCAACATCAACTGGCGATGGCGGATTATATGCTGGAGGTGGCGGAGCTGGAGTTTCTGCTGGTGGAAGTTATAGTGGCGGAGGAGTTGCTGGTGCGGCTGGTACTGGCGGAGGCGGAGCTGGTGGTGTTGGTGGTTCTGGTCAATCTGCTGGAGATGCTAATACTGGTGGCGGAGGCGGAGCTGGTGGTTACAATGGCTCAAGCAGTCTTTATAAACCACAAAATGGTGGTTCTGGAATAGTAATATTAAGGTATGCGGTATAGGAGAAAATTATGGCACATTATGCAAAAGTTAAAAATGGAATAGTACAACAAGTTATTGTAGCAGAAAAAGATTTCTTAGATACATTTACTGATACATCTGCTGGAGAATGGATACAAACTTCTTATAATACTAAAGGAGGTGTTCACGAATTAGGAGGAACACCATTAAGAAAAAATTATGCTGGAATAGGATATACTTACGACAGAGAAAGAGATGCTTTTATTCCACCAAATGATTATCCAAGCTGGACATTAAATGAGGAAACTTGTCAATGGCAATCTCCAGTTCCTTATCCTAATGATGGAAAACTATATAAATGGAATGAAGAAATTACAAATTGGGAGGAAATAGCATAATGACAAAAGCAAGAGATTTATCAAACATAATATCAGGTGGATTTACTGAAAGCGATATACCAAATTTATCTACATCAAAAATAACTTCTGGTACATTTGCTGATGCAAGAATTTCATCAGGTAGTGTAACTCAACATGTTACAGCAACAGATTTGCAACCAGTTAAATCAGACATATCTGCTTTAGCTTTAAGAGAGGCTACTAATGAAAGTTCTGCTGCATTTAATTTACCAAATCAATTTATAGATACTTTTGCTACAGATACTTTAGGAACAAAAACAAATGTACAAGTAGATTCTGGTTATGTATCTTCAATTACAGGAGGAGCTTTAACAGGCTCTTTTACTAATATGTCATCTTCTAATTTTTCAGCACAAGGAAATTGGACTATAAGTGGTAATAATATAACAATGGACACTTCGCCTGATAATGACACAGGCTCACACACAGGACAAGGCTCAAGTGCAATAACTTTTGGTGCTAATAAACCATTTCAATTTAAAGCTGGACCAACTTATAACAATACAGGATATGGTCCTTATTTTGGATTTAGAAAAACCTCAACTTCAACTGCTGTTCAAGCAGTTGGTGCAAATTTAGATGATCAAGGAGAATTTTATTATAGACATGGCTCAAATGCTGGTAATCCAGGTATCTATGCTAATGATGGTGCTGGTGATGGAAATGAAAGTAGAGTTTATACAGACTCATCTGATAGTGGTCGATATGTTGGAATAGAAAGAACAGTTGCTGGAATTTTTAAATTACATTCGTCAAGCTCAAATAATATTGCTTTTGATAATTCTAATAGTACATTAAGATATACTTTCACTAATGCTTATACAGGTGCATATTATTTTATTATTAGTGGTCAAGGTTCTCACAGGTCAGATTTAGATAATTTAGCATACGATTTAGGCACTGCTCAAACAGTAAGTGCTACTGGAACAGCAATACAAAATACAAATACTGTAGGCTCAGCCAAAACTAAAGTTGGAGGCACGATTTTATATAAAGACAATTCTGGTACAGCTACTCTTGGAACAGACTTAAAAATATATTTTACATGCAATGGTGGAACAAATTGGACAGAGGCATCAAGCTATTCTGCAATCACTCCAGTTTATTCTACTGGAATTAAACAAGTAAGATTAGGCGAAACAACTTGCACATCTGGAACAGATATTAGATATAAAGCTGTCTGGGCAAATCAAGCATCTGGATCTAAAGAAACTCAGCTGCATGGTGTCGGTATAAATTACTAACATGGCTAAAAAACTTACACCTAAAAAATTTGCAGAAGTTTCAGCTGGTGTAAGACTATCTAGTCATGAAAGAATTTGTGCAATTAGACACAAACATATTTTAGAAAATATCCAGGAATTAAATAAAGAAGTTAAATCATTAAGGAATGATGTTTCAACTGGAAAAGGCATGGTTAAAGTTCTTGTATTTTTAGGAACAGCAGCTGCTGCTTGTCTAGGCTATTTTAATTGGAGATAAAATGATTACAGAAAAAGAAAATTGGAATGAGGAATGGCAAAACTTTTCTCCTGATGAGGTTAAATGTCAGCATTGTGGAGAATTGAAAATTGATGAGGAATTAATGGATCTTATCCAGGAGGCTAGAGAAAACCTTGGACCATTAAGAATAACATCAGGCTATCGTTGTAGTGAACATAACAACAATATTTCTAGCACTGGTCCATCTGGTCCTCATACAACTGGCAAGGCTTTAGATATTGCTACAAGCAACAGCCAACAAAGAAAAGAGTTAATAGACTATTTTGCTCCTAAAGTTTCTGGATTAGGAATTGCAAAAAGTTTTATTCATATTGATTTACTTACAGATGAAGATGGTTTTGATGCAAGACCTAATTCCTGGATTTATTGAAATACCTTAAATTCTTTTTAACATTTTTATTTTTTTATTTTATAGGTACTTGCACTATCTATAAAGCAACCAATCAGGATATATTTAATGATACAATTTCTAGGACTACTGAAAAATCCATTTGTAAAGATAATTGCAGATAAAACTTTCGGAGCAATTACTCACAAATTAGAAAAAGATAAGATAATTAAAGCTAAAGAAATAGAGGCTGCAACTAAATTAGATGTAGCTAAAGTTGGTGTTCAATTAGAGCAAGTTCGCCAACAAGAAAACTCACTTAAAGATGAATGGCTTTGTTTATTTTTTACAATTTTAATGGGATTGCATTTCTATCCACCAGCTCAGGATGCGATGGATCGAGGCTGGAGTATTCTTGAAAAAGCAGATCCTATGTTCTGGTACATTATTCTAACAATAGTTGGTGCATCATTTGGTGTAACTACAATGAATAAATTAAAGAAAAAAAAGTAGGCATCCAAGTATCAAACAACATCAAGAATTGAATCTGCGTAGCTCTCAGGAGCTCTAATCTATGGCAAAAAAGAAAAATAACCTACTTAATAAGATTGAGCATGAAAGTAGAGCTAAATTCAAAAAGACCTCGATTTCAAAAAACAAAGCAAGGATTAAGTGGAGCAGCATGAATAAATCTAAAAGGAGAGCTCATAAGAAATGAAAGATCAAATATCTGTATCAGACAATAGTAAGATTTCTCTTCCAGTTCGTAATCTTTTGGCATTACTCGCTACAACAGCTTTTGGAATTTTTGCTTATACCGAAATTACTTCAAGGCTTACTAGCCTGGAGACATCAAGACATATAATGGAGACTGATTTAATTTCTAAATCAGATCAAAAAATTGTGGACCAGGAGCAATTTCTTTTATTGGAAATGTTGACGACATCTCAGGAGAATACAGATGAAGAAATGCAAAGCATGAGAAACAACAATGTAAATCTAAATAGAGCTATGGATGATATTAAAGAAATGAAACAAACAATTGAAATATTAAAAGACAAGGTAAGAGCAAATGGAAATAGTCATTAGTTTATTAATGTTCCTTGGAGAGCCACCAGTTTTAAAAGAGCATCTTTTTATAAAAGATCAAAAGATGTCAACTTGTTTAAAAATGAAAAGGATTTCTGAGAGATCAAGTAATGCAAAATATCAATGTGCTAAAGTTAAAGCTGTTGTTAAGGATGGCAAAATAATTTCAATATCAAGTTTAGATTAATTAATGCGAAGAAGAAAACGACAGCCAAGGATTGCTGTCAAATGCGACTATTGTAAAACCGAAACTG